ACCTTCTCCAATTCGAGCAGCTGAAGCGCGGTTCTCGAATGGAGCCTTGATTGAATCGTCATTGAATTCTTTTGCCATGCGTGAGTAGTAAGCGCTCACCTTGTCTTTGATTTCCATTGCATCTGATTCAGGAATGTCTGCTCCACCACGAGCGCCATTCAAGACACCAGCGACAGCGAAGATTCCCTTTGGAACTGCAACGAGTGAACCATCGATGACATCAGCGAATCCGAGTTTGTAAGATCCGAGAAGTTCCTTGTCGGCTTCGTCAACATAGAAGAACGCTTTTGCGTACTTCGCCCAATCCATGTTGTCTTTTCCTCCAGCGTAATCCTGAACGCGCTTGTCGGCTGCTGCTGCATCCCAAGTTGTATCGCGTGGAGCGATTGGCAAGTCTGAGGCGCCAGAAGCATTCCGAGGCATAATCATCATTGGCATTGTCATGCCTTCTGTCTGCTCTTCTTCATCATCTGCATCAATTCCTTGAGCATCTACTGGATCAACTGAAGGCTGTGTGACTTCCTGACCGAGTGAAACAGTCAGTTGCCATTTCCAATACTGATGAGAGTCGATGCGACCTGCGAGGAAGTTTGCAATTCCCTGCTGGTTATACATTGAAGCGCAATCAAAAGCATCTGAGAGTTCATCAAGAATCATGTCATTTGCTACGAGTAAGTCATTAGCAAGAGCGATTGGATCTTGCAAGATTGTTGAAGCATCTTCAAGGCAGCGAAGCGCCATGAATGAGCCGAGTGTGAATGGAGCGATTGAGCCTAACTTGCGAAGGTTCTCGGCGATTGGGTCGATTGACTCATAGACATCTTCATAAATCTTTTGGAAGAGCTTGTGATATTCGCTGAAGTCAGCGCCCTTCACATTCCAGTGAGCGCCATGTGCGCGGAAGTAGAAGCTCACAACATCTGCGAGAAGTTCAGTCAGTTCCTCATTCAGATCAGGAACTTGATTCATGTCAGCCATGTCACCCTCCTCGGATGCCATCAGGGAAAGCGCTCTTGCGCTCTTCGAGATTTGATTTCTGATTCTTGTTGACCAAGTGAAGCCAGCATCGCCACCCCAGGCAGACCATGCAACTCTTCCTGCGGATGGGAAACCATCTTCGCCAGAGTTGAATCCTTCTGCTTGCTTATCTGTCTCATGTCGCTTGAAGAATGAATACATTCTCAAGATTGTTTCAGCGCTTACTGCGTGTCCCGCAGCCAAGTCGCTCGCTCTCTTTTTGCCCACAGCAGTAAAGCCGCTTCCAGCATGACCATCAGCAATCCAAGCCAAAGCCATCTTCGCTTCATCTTGAACTCCTTTTGGTACTCGAAAAGTTTCAGCCATTACTCAAGACTCCCATCACTGGAGCTGAAGGATCAGCATCTTCGCCAAGAGGTGAAAGGTCTCCGCCTGCTGTGACATTTCCAGCGAGTGCCTGATTGAACTTATCTCCGCCCTCATAAGGTTCCATACCTTCAATTTGGCGAACTTCATTTGGTGTGCGAGCGCCCATTGACACATTGATCATATTGACCTTTGCGCGAGTGATTGCATCTGTGCGAAGAAGTGTTGAAGTATCAAATGCAACATCAACTTGTGGATCGAGAATGTTAGAGATTGCAATTTCAATTCGGCGAATCCAAGGTGCGATTGTATGAGTCAAGAAGTTCAGTGATGCCTGCTCGACATTCTGATAAGTCTGATTGTCACCCTTTGCGCCGATGAGGTGGTCTGGAATTCTAAAGATACGAGCAACATCGCGAATCAATTGCTCGCGAGATTCAATCATTTGTGAATCTGCTGCTGATGTTGTGATTGGTCGGAACTTGAGACCATCTGAAAGAACTGCTGGCTTGCGATGGCGGCGATGAGTTGCTTCCCATGTTGCCTGAATAACGCGAGCCTGTTCCAAGTTCAGCTTCTGGTCTGTCTCAAGAATGCCTGAAGGCGTTCCACCCTCACCATAGAACTGCGCAAGGTGGCGATCCATAGCGATGGAAAGACCAATCAAGTTGCGAGCCTGGTTGAGTGGGCTGATGCCTACTAACGATTGAGGTGGAGTGAACCAGCGAAGGTGAAGCATATCTTCACGATTCATTTCATTGCCAAGGTGCAAGTATCTGCGACCTGTCATGTCTCCTGTTGGAAGCACCTGCATCTGATAAGGGTGCAAAGGCACAAGACCAATCATGTTGCCAGAGCGATCTCTGTCAATCTTGACATACGCATTTCCATGCAGAGCCATTGAAGCAACAATCTGATGAAGCAATTCGTATGTGTTCGACTCTGGATCAGGGTCACCAAGAACATCTGGAAGTGGTCGCATCACTCGCTTGCCATCATTGTCGATTGTGTAGCAACGAAGTGGCATTGAAGCAATTGAGTCTGCTAAAAGTGAGACAGCGCCAAGAACTGATGAGACTCCAAGAGCAGTCCATTCATCGATGCGCTCGCCAGCGGCTGAAGTCATTGATGTCTGACCATAGAGTTGGCTCAATGGTGAAACATAGTTGTTGAACTGTGGGTAGCGACCTACTGTGAAAGATTGAATCCCGCGACTGAAGATGCTCACTTATTGCCTCCAAAGTCTGCCAAGATAGAACCAACAACAATCAAGATGCCGCCAGAGATAAGAGCTGCACCAAGACCGAAGATGACACCAAGCCCAACAGAGATCATCGTTGCGCCAATCGCTTCTGTGATTGTCGTGATGTAATCACGCATCTGGAACCTCCATTGAGAACGGGTCGAAAATTTGTGGCAATGCGCCACCCTGAGATTGCCACCAACTTGCTCTTTCAAGTGCCATCACTGCTGAAACTGCCAAGTCAATTCGGCGCTTTGAGCCTTTTGCTTCCTTGGCTAATCTCGATCCGCGATTGTCAGTGCGAAGTTGTGCATTGCCGATATGTCTTGCAAGGCGAGCATCGCCATCGTGAGTCAGTGTCTTGTTGATTACTGCTTCAAAGAATCGTGTTGTTGCTGGTGTCATGCGGCTGGCTGTCTGTGGAAAGGTGACAACTGGCAAGCCTTCATCATCTAAGACTTGAAATGTTCGCGCCCATCTGTAAGGGTCGCAAGCGATTTCAAGAACTTGCCAACGAGTAGCGGCAGCGCGAATGGCATCCTCAACTTCTAGCACTGGGATTTGCCAGCTCGCATCCGCCTCATCAGGCTTCTCCCACACTGCCACTGGCATGATGTGAGGAATTTCGCCAACCGAGACTGCGACAATCGCTGTGCAGTCACCATTGAATGAGCCATCAAAGCCGAGGACAACATCTGTGCCATCAGGAATCTCGCGAGAATCACCGAGTGCATCCCAACTTCCATGAGGAAGCCAAGTGTCAGATGTTGATGTCCAGATATTCAAGCGTTTTGTCTTGAACTCCGCTTCTGGAGTTCGAAGGATTGCTGAGGCAAAGTCATCTGCTGCAACGATGTCATCAAAGCCAGGATTGGCTTCACGCCAAGTATCAGGTGATCGATAGTCTTCGTTGTTTGCTTCCCACCAAGCGAAGAAGAATGTTGGATCATCAACTTCGCCATTGGCGATTCGCTTGCCGTATTCGTAAAGCGAGAAGCAGATTGAATCTTTGCCACTGTTGTCAGATTTGACTCCAGCAGTTGTGATTGCAACCAACATTGGTTCGATGCGAGCGCCCATCGCTAGTGACATAACATCAAAGAGTTCGCGATTAGGTTGCGCGTGTAACTCATCGAAGCAGACAAGAGTTGGGTTCAGACCTTCTTTGGAGAAGGCATCGGATGAAAGTGCGCGATAGACAGAGCCAGTCTTCGGATTGTGAATCGTGTCTTTATAGACTGTCAGCAGTTCGGAAAGTTCAGGATGAAGGCGAACCATTTCCTTGGCTGTATTGAAAACAATCTTTGCTTGTTCCTTTTCAGCTGCACAAGAATAGATTTCCCCACCTTGCGCTCCGAGAACTAGCGACTCAAGTGCTACTGCTGAAAGCCAAGCAGACTTGCCGTTCTTGCGAGGAAGACCAACCAAGCCAATTCGATGGCGAAAGGTTCCATCCGCCTTGACTGCGAAGAGCTGTTTTGTGAGTTCGCGTTGCCAAGGTCGGAATACCAAATCCTCGCCAGCATGACCAGCGATGGAATCTTTTGTTATCTTGCAAAGAGCTTCTGCAAAGTCTGCGATGTCATCTCCGCGAGAACGCTTGAGATCTGCATCTGCAACTTTGGTCAGCCATCTAGGTGGAAAGCCCTGAATCTTTTTCTTCCCTGCCATTTCGCCCCCTGGCTGAAATTATTTTCTCGCCTCTCGCTTGGCAAGTAGTTTGTCGATGGCGCTGATTGCCTTGACTTCGGCAACGCCAAGTCGGGATCGAGATGTTGGGTCAAATCCTAGTGAGGAAAGTGAATCCACAAATGCCTTGTTCAGATGCACAAGCAGTCTGCCATCGTTAGGTTCAAGAGTCGCTCGATATTTCTTTCGAGCAAATGCAAGATCATCGGCGAGGCGAGCGGCGTTCTCAATGGCGCGGAAGTCGCTCGATGGTGAGAGCCAAGTGATTGCCGCAGCCCACGCCTGATTCCATAGAGCCAAGCCTTCTTCGCCAAGTGCCTCTGGCGGTTCTGGAATGTGATGAGCCATTGGCAAAGTTGTGACCACGCTGAGTTCAGGCAACTTGCGCTTGCCTGGATTGCCTGTGATGCGTTTCAGCTCTGCTGGCTTGGGTGGTCTGCCATTAGGCATCGCATAACCTCCAAGGTCTCAGGCTGTTCCATAGTTTCGCGGGTGTGTATAAAAGGC